TTCTGGGCGCATTCCCCCCTCCTGTGCAGTGGTTTAGAACTGAGTACAAAAATAGCACAACCTAGCTGAAAGCTGGGTTGTGCGGATTGTTAAAGTAAGCAACCTATAAACAAGATTGCTGTTATGAGGTAGATAAAGAAGGTGAACTCAATCACCTCCTTTACCTTCCAGTTAAGGTTACGATACCATTTAAGCATCAGTTGTCTCACCCATTTTAGCAGACTCTGCCTTAGCATCTTCTAGCATCTTGGCGACTGTTGCAAACTCAGTGCTATTAGCTTTCTTTTCGTCTGCAGTTTTTAGGCTTGATGCTTCGTTGCTGATTTGAGTCAGTCTCTTTTGGAGTGCCATTACGTATTGATTAGCTGTACGTCTGTCATCTGCCAATTTTCTAGTACGTTCTTCAAGCTCCTTTTGCTTAGTCCAGTGCATGTAGTCATTGTTGAAGAACAGTTTGAAACAAGCTAGCATTGCCAATTCACATTCCATGAACTTAGGAAAACCTTCTCTGTTGTTCTCAAAGACAGCCCTTTCTCTTTGGAGTTTGTTGTCGTCCATGATTGCTTGAGTGTCCTCTTGCACCTCATGTGTGTAAGTATTGACTGATTTGTACTTGTCTGTACTGTCTTTGTCCTGAATACTTTGACGATCTAGGGCTGTCTTCATGTGAACTACTGGCGATTGATTTGCCTTTGTTCGTATATTCACATTGTAGTGAGACAGTACATTCAAGATTGGGGTATAGAATCGTTCACCCCAGTATGTCCTTTTACCTACAGGGTCATACTGTACTGGTAGGATCTGCCCTGTTTTGATGTCATACTCCTCACTTGTTACAGTGTTGAGTTGGTAGTCACCACAAAGCTCTTTGAACTGTTGATATACTAGCCAAGTGATGACATTGTCAGCTGGTCGCTTATCAGTGAATGCTAGTATTGTTTTTATTGTATTATCTATTTGTTTAGTTGTATATTCCATTTGTAAGTCCTTTCATTTAGAAATATATTTGAAGAAGTCTGAATACATTTTATCCAAACTATGGTAACCAAAGGATTAATAAACCCTTTGGGTCAACCAAAATCGTATGCGACAAACGGTCAGCACCTTCTGTTAGGTGCGAACGGCTTGTTGCTTCTATTTTGGTTGAGGTCGCCCACTTGCCTGCGACCCTTGTCCATAGGGTTTATTGAGCCATAACCCACAATGACCCCCATCAATCCACGCAGGAAGACCACTTCAAGTGGGCTTACAAGTACTAGGGATTGTTGGGCGTGTCGCAGTGGGTACAATCGCTAGGGAGTTTGATGATGATGATATGAAATATAAAAGCTGTCACTCTAACAGCTTTTATTAAGTATTCGCATCATGCGAATGAATTTCCGTTATTATGGTATTGACATGGTGTTTTGGATTAGCTTAGAGTGGGCGCATGACAGTACCAGTTAAGAGCAATTTAACCCAGAAGCAGACAGCACTGGTGGATACGTTAGTAGCAAAAGGCTGTAGCATAAAACAAGCATCAGAAGAAGCAGGATATGCTAAAGGTGAATCAGGTAGAGTGTCAGCTATGAAGGCTTTAAAGCAACCACATGTGCAACAGTATATGATGAGTCAAGTTAGCAATGCGATTGGGATTAATGCTACAATAGCAACAGCAAAGATAATGAAGCTAGCAAATGGAGCTAAGAGTGAGTATGTACAGCTAGAAGCTAGCAAAGATATACTAGATAGAGCAGGGTATAAAGCTACAGAAAAGCACATGCATTTACACGCAGGTGATATAAAGGTAAACATAGATCTAACTTAGCGTAGGGCTACCCAAAACATTAACCCATGCAATATGTAAGTAGTCCTACTCAAACATTTTTAGCTAAAAAGGTACAACAATAACAAAATGAAATTAACACCAGAAGAAAGAAGAATACTTAGGATAGTTGTTAAGAAAGTGCATTTAAAGCATCACCCAGAACAATTTTGTACTGATTATGAAGCTGATAAAATGATAGCTACAATTGCTGATAGCACTAAAGAAAAGCTATTAAAGGTAGGTAAAGATCGTAATGTTGATGCTTTATGACTGATTTTAAGTACAAACCTGATGGCAAGGTGCTTAAAGACTTTATGAAAGACTCTACATTTTTTAGAGGTATTCGTGGCCCTGTTGGTTCTGGTAAATCTGTTGCTTGTTGTGTTGAGGTATTTAGAAGGGCATTACAACAGGAAAAGAATAAAGATGGAAAACGCAAAACAAGATGGGCGGTTGTTCGTAACACCAATCCACAACTAAGAACAACAACAATTAAGACTTGGTTGGATTGGTTTCCTGAGAGTGTGTGGGGAAAGTTCCACTGGTCTGTTCCCTACACACACCACATTCAACAAGGTGATTTAGATATTGAGGTTATCTTCTTAGCTTTAGACAGGCCAGAAGATGTTAAGAAATTATTATCTCTTGAGGTTACTGGTGTCTGGGTAAATGAAGCAAGAGAAATACCAAAAAGTATTATTGATGCTTGTACTATGAGGTGTGGTAGATTCCCTTCTATGCGTGATGGTGGTGCTACTTGGTCTGGTGTTATTTGTGATACCAACGCACCAGAAGAAGATCACTGGTGGGCAATAATGTCTGGAGAAGTTCCTGTTCCTGATCACATACCTATGGAACAGGCAAAAATGTTAATCAAACCTGATAACTGGATGTTTTATGTACAACCTCCTGCTATGATAGAAACCCTTGATGATAAGGGTGAAGTAGACAATTACAAGGATAATAAGAAAGCAGAGAACACAAAAAACATGCTTGGTAGTTATTATTCTAATCTTATTCGTGGCAAAACCAAATCATGGATTGATGTATATGTTATGAATAGATTGGGTACAATACAGGAGGGAAAACCTGTATATCCGCAATTTGTTACAGAAACACATATAGCAGAGGAAGAAATACCTATTGCTATTGGTGTGCCTTTGTATGTTGGCATTGATTTTGGTCTTACACCTGCGGCTGTATTTGGTCAGAAAGTAAGAGGGCGGTGGTTAATACAAGCAGAAATTGTTGCAATTGATATGGGCATTGTGCGATTTGCAGAATTGTTAAGACAAGAAATAGCTACTCGTTTTCATAACCTTGAAGTTAATATTTATGGTGATCCAGCAGGTGATTTTAGAGCGCAAACAGATGAATCTACACCATTTCAAATACTAAGAGGAGCAGGATTAACGGCATATCCTGCACCAAGTAATAGTGTTGATTTAAGATTAGAGTCTGTTTCTTCCCAACTTACTAAAATGGCTGATGGCAAACCTGCTTTTATGATAGATAGAAGATGTCAAAGTTTAATAAAAGGATTTCAAGGTGGCTATGCATATAGACGTATGCAGGTATCAGGAGAAAGATATGCTGACAAGCCAGAAAAAAATATGTTTTCTCATATTCATGATGCTTTACAGTATTTAATGTTAGGTGCAGGAGAAGGTAGGCAATTAATTTCTGGACAAGCACCCCTAAAATCGTTTAATGCTAGAGGTAGCTTTGATATTTTTCGTAATAGACAAGTAAAAAAACCCAGACGAGAAGGGTTATGGGCTAGAATGTAAAGGAGATATCTATGTGTTTAGGCGGTAGAAGAAGACAACCAGAGCCAGAACCAGATCCAGAAGTAGAAATTGAGCAAGAATCTCAAGAAGAAATTGCAAAACAGGAAACAAAAAAAGCCAAACAAGATGCTTTACAAAAAATAATTAGTAAACGTAGGGGTGGCACTGGAAGAAGGTCTTTAATTACTGGTACTGGTGGTGGTATTGGTTACTTCAATAAATATTTTGGAGGAATAGAGTAAGTTATGGACGATTTAATAGCACTAAAATATCTTGAAAAGTATGATAAAGCAAAAGCACACAGGCAACATTTTGAAGATTTGTTTGAAGAGTGCTATGAATACGCATTACCTCAAAGAGAGTCTTTTTACACTGAATCAATAGGCGAAAGAAGGGATGATAAAATATTTGACGAAACTGCTGTTGTTGGTGTACAGGAATTTGCATCCAGATTACAGTCTGGATTAGTTCCTAACTTTGCAAGATGGGCAGATTTTACAGCAGGAAGCGAAGTGCCAAAAGAGGAGAGGGATGGTGTTAATAACGACCTTGATGAAGTTACAGAATATGTTTTTGAAGTTATTCAGAACTCTAATTTTGGACAAGAGGTTCACGAAAGTTTTATGGATTTGGCTGTGGGTACAGGAGTACTTCATGTACAGGAAGGTGATGCTGTTAATCCTATTATTTTCTCTGCTATTCCTTTACCTCATGTAGTTTTAGATACAGGGCCAGATGATAAAATAGATCATGTGTACAGAGAAAGAAAAGTAAGATTTGAAGATTTGCCAATTTTATATCCTAATGGTACATTTACAGAAGAACTATTACGATATACAGAATCATCACCAGATACTAAAACAAAAATACTAGAAGTTATTGCAAGAGATTACTCACAAGTAAATGAAGATGTGTTTTTGTTGCATGTTATAGATACAACTACAAAAACGTGTATACGCAAAGATTTATTTAGAGGATTAGGCTCTAATCCTTTTATATGTTTTCGTTGGTCTAAATGTGCAGGTGAAATTTATGGAAGAGGGCCTTTAATCAACGCATTAAGTGCGATTAAAACTACCAATTTGACGATTGAATTAATTCTTGAAAATGCACAGATGGCTATATCTGGTATATACCAGATGGATGATGATGGAATTATAAACCCAGATACTATATCTTTAGTTCCTGGAACTGTTATACCTAAAGCACCAAACTCTGGAGGCTTACAACCTATAAGAGCCGCAGGTTCTTTTGATGTTGCCAACTTAATTCTTTCAGATATGAGGTTAAATATTAAAAGAGCTTTATATAATGACATGCTTGGAAATCCAGATCGTACTCCTGCGACTGCAACAGAAATAGCAGAACGTATGGCTGATCTTTCAAGACGTATTGGTTCTGCTTTTGGAAGATTGCAAGCGGAATTAGTACAACCAGTATTACAAAGAGTTGTGTATATACTGAAAAAACAAGGACGCATTGAATTGCCTACTGTAAATGGTAGACAAGTTAAGATACGTTCTGTTTCTCCACTCTCACAGGCACAGGCAAACCAAGATATTTCATCAATGGCAAGATTCCTGCAAACTGTAGGGGGTACATTTGGCCCTGAGATGTTGAATATCTTAATTAACTCTGAAGAATCAGCCGCATATCTTGCTAAGAAATTTGGTGTACCAGATAACTTGGTTAGGGATAAAGTAGAACGTGACCAGATGATTCAGCAAATTCAACAGATGCAACAGATGCAACAGCAGATGGCTCAAATGCAAGGAGAACAACAGATTGCCGCAGAATAAACAGACTAATTTAGGTATTGATGGATTTCCCAGACCACTTGAATTAGAAAAACAAATAAATGCTAACATTCATACTT